CCGGATAAAATTTTCAGATGGATGAAGTCACGATGAGTGTCAACAATCCTCCCAAGGAGAAAGGGGAGATCGACCTGCGAGTGTGTCAGGAAGGTCTTCCTACGGGATCTTTCGAGGTTCCTCTTGTGGCCAGCGACTTGCCGAAAGGCAAGGTTGTTGTGCCCAAGGGGGCTTCTGGGGTTCCGCCTAAGGGAGTTAGGTTTGGACGCAATAAGCCGACGGATAAGCCATCAGGACAGAGTCCGAGCAAGGGAAAAGCTGAAAAATCTCTGAAGTCCGCTGACGGCGTGTGTAAGTTTTTTGACGCTGGCTCCTGCAAAAAGGGGGACCAGTGCAATTTTCAGCACGCCAAGGCGGGCCCCAGCGAGCGTCGTGAACCCGCTGAAAATCCTGTCGTGTCGACGGCAGGTCCCGCCATTGGCGGGCGGATTAAGGTGACTTTGGATGTTGCGCTTGTCAAGGCGGACTTCGACACTCTTGTGTCGATGTTCCCCCAGTGCAGCATCATCAATGGTCAGGGGAAGGAGTTGCATGTGCATGCGATTGACAGAGCGGTGCGAGCCGTTGTCTGTGCGGTGGGATTGTCGCTGATTGGCAAAAAGCGGGTGTTGTGCTTGCAGGGGAAGGACCGTGACTTCTACCAGCGAGCCCCCGTCGATTGCTGTCGGCGTCCCTACTTTGCGGACGATTTGGGGGACGACTCCGAGCTCTGCGACAATCGCGTCGGCAATTCTTGCGTCCACGAGAACAAGTTGGCAGCTGGCGAGTATGATGTGATCTACTTGCTGGACGTGCCTGCGTCTCCGGATGATTTGGCGCGTTTGCGCGCGTCATACCCGACTGTGAAAGAAATCTTTTCTGCGCTTCATGTTTACAGTGTGATGGAGGGCGCTTTCTTTGGCCAAGAGGTTGTGTGGACACCTTGTGAGGCTGGAGAAAACGTGCCGGGGAGTGTTGGCAAGTACGTGGTTACTTGCTGGGGAACGACAGTTCTACACGAGCCCGACCATTATTGGATTACCACTCAGAACCCAATGTGCGGTCTTAAGCCCGAAATTGTGGCGAGGTTCGAGAAACCTTCGTACACGATTGTCCGGTTTCCGCCTGGTAAGGTTAAGAGTGTTCCAACTGCGAACATCAATGTGAAGACCTTTTTGAAGATGCGTGTTGCCATTGTGCCTACCCGAGTTGGCGGGCTTATGGCTTACAAGTTTTCGAGAGACTTTGCTGTGTTTGAATATCAGGGAATGACACTGCCGTCAAATTGCCGGGAGCTCATATCCGAACTCAACCAAATTTCTGGCTGTGATACGTCTGACGCGATCCGAGCCAAATTGGCCGCCCGATACCGGCGGGATGAGTTTGAGATGGAGCAGGAGCCTCTGGCTGCGTTGGTGTGTGAGTTCAAACGAGTGCAGGAAAAGCCTTATCTGGAGGCCGAGTACAAGCCGCTTGAGAAATCGCGGTGCTGTTTTAATTGGATGAGCGCGAATCGGCGCGCCGTGGATCAGGAGCATTCGCGCATGCGAGGGGGAGATTATGAGGCTGGTAAGCCGTGGGGTTTTTGGGCATTGCTCATTTCCCTCATGTCCGCAGTCTGTAGTGTCCTCCCAATGCCCGTTGTTTGGTGGGAATTCGTACAGGAGCGTGTGGCCATGCCTTGGTTTAGTTGGTGCGAGAGCACTCTTAACCTCGGTGTGGTTAATGTCACGTCGTGGATCCCATCGCTGAACATGTTTCATGCCCAATATCAGCATCACGTTTTGCGGTGGACTATTTCATATTCGTTGTGGCACGTGCCATTTCGGATGGTCTTCTGGGTGGCAACATTTCTTTTGTTGCTATCGTCCGCACGAGGAGCACCGGTGACGTTGTGTCCCGTGAGTCAGATGTATGCTTCCGACAGGTTTTCACCAATTGATTGGGAAGGAGCCTTGCCGTTGAATAGCACACACTGTTTTGGCTTGCCTGGGACCGTCACTGAGCGAAAATTGAGTCAGCCAGCAGAAGGGTGCGGCATTGAGGTTGCGGAGGAGCTTGTCTTCGTCCGACCCGATGCCCACAAGCTTTATGCCATTGGTGGGGTGTTTGGATTTGCGATTCCCGTAGTCTATTCAACCTGCCAAGCTAACATGGTGGCGGCTGTGAACAACCGTCAACTCGGAGAAGTCCCTTTACCGGAGGATTGGGCAGCCTTTGATCGATTGGCTGCCGAGTTCTTTGAGCATTTGAAGAGGACCAGTTTTGACCGACCTAGGAATGTGTCCTTTGGGGAGTGGAATGTCCGGTTTCCTCCCGCCCGCGCCGCGGATCATTTAGTGGCGAAGGCGGATTTGGAGAGTGGAGTCCCGCCCTCTTGGGAGAAGATTTGCGAACGCAAGTCGTTCAGTAAGGTGGAAAAGCTGTTGATTCGGGAAGACAAGGACCCTAGGTGTATTTCTGGGGCATCTGATTGGTGGAATGTGATCTTCGGACCGTGGTTTATGGCGTTGGCTGAACTACTGAAAGGAGCTTACAATTACACGTCGGATGTGTTCTATGCTACGTCCACAACGTCGTATGAACTAGGCAGTTGGTTCGATCGTGTTCACGAGAGTGGCGGTCGGGCAATGTGCGGTGACGACCAATTGAGTGTCTTGAGAGACCCCGTGTTGGGTGTGGTCTATGCTGAGGGCGATGGAAGCCGGCATGATTCGCACATGCATGAGGGATTTTGGAAGCTCAAGTGGAACGTCTATGTCTGGTTATGTGGCGGTTGGCAGTGTATCCCTAAGTCCATTAACGAAGTCGTAAAGTTGGGTCAGCAGCTCACAAAAGGGGCTTGCAAGGCTTTTGCGATTAAGTATTGGCACCCGTACCGAGTTCGTTCGGGTGACTGTGACACGTCAGGTGGCAACACTGTTTGCACTGATTTTGTTGCTTGGTTCATTGAGAAGGAGTTTCACCGGATGAGAAAAGCCGGCTTCTCCCTCAGCCAGGTGGCAGTGCACGTTGAACAGGCGTGCCGTGTCCAGTTGGGGTACACATTGAAACTTAAATTGACACAAGATCCAACGGAGGTCACCCTGCTGAGTGGCATCTTCGTCCCTGTTGGCGGCCAGACTTTTTGGTCGCCACTTCCTGGACGTTTGATGGCTCGATTGGGTTGGACTCTGCACTTGCCTAGCGCCAAGGCGCGGTGGATGGAGCTTGCTGGGACCATTAACAGTTTCAAGGCATTTAGGTTTGTGCCGTTTCTTCGAGTGTATCTCGAGGTCATCATGTGTTTGGTTCCTGAGCGTTATCGTTTGACTCCGCCTAAGGTCTTGTACCATGGCGTGAGAGATCTGGACAACGTGCTCATGAGGACTGGTGCGTGGTGCCCAAGAGATCCATCCGAGGATACGTGGCATTACTTTCTGGCTAGATATGGCCTCACCAAGGAGGATGAGGCCACGTTCCGAGTAACACTGCAATCGGCTAAGTCACTGCCTTTTATGTTCAGGAGCTCCGTGTTTGAGACTCTTGTCCAGAAAGACAGTTACTAAACTGACAGTGTGAGGAGAGGTAGGGTGGGGAACGTCGTGGTGTAATGATGGTTGCTGTGAAGGGGAAACCCTGAGCGTGATATAGGATTTCGCTGCCTTGTGAGTAGCCCAGCCTTTCCATCGTGAAACCGCGGAGTGTAGGGTTCAGGGGTTATAATATGAACCGCGAGAGGGGTGGACGCCCTCGCTCGCGCACGGTTTTCGATAAATCTGGTAGATGACAAAGACCAAGGCTAAGAAGGCTGCGGCGGCTGCGGCCGCTCGCGCCCCTCAGCCGCCTGCGAAGACAGCAGGCAAACGCAAGAAGCGACAGAACAAGAAGCGTGATCAGGTTGGTCAGCCAATGCAGCAGCGCGGTGCCGGGAATCTTGGTGCCGTCGTGGGCGTTCGGCTTAGCCGGCTTGGCATGGGAGACATCCGTCGGCAGAAAATAGCGTGGCTCATTGGGTTCACGTATGTTGGAGATGCTGCTCATGGCGGTGCCAACAACGTGTACTTTGTGGACGCGGCTCAGAGTTTCTTGATCCCCGGTGCGGCCTATGCGGGCGCCGGAGCGGGGTGGGTCCCAATTGTTGGTAGTGATACCAAGTTGGGGGCCACCTACGTGAGCGATTTTGAGAAACATTTTGCCCGAAAGGTCATCCACGGCATGGTGCTGAAGATTGAGAGTCTGAATCCTGCGACAAGCAACAACATGGTTGCCGTCTTTGCTGCTGGCAGAGGAGGCAATCTTTGTTTGCCAACCACTCCTGTGGTTTTGGCCACGGCTGGTGCCACACCGAACACGCTGACAGCGGTTTCATCGGTGCGTGACACAGTCGTTGTTGAGTCGTATGCGACGAAGATTGTGGATATCTCGCACTTGATTGCTGGTGGCTCAGGAGCCCCTCAAAACGAGTTCGAAATTCAAGGTGCGACGAAGACGGCGACAACGTTGCTGGTGGCCTCAACCGCCATTTCAGCAGGGACGCCAGATCTGACGGGCATCGTCCCAACGTGTTTGGCTGTGGCTGGGAACAGCACTACTGCCGGGCTGCAGGGCACTTATGTGCATCAGGTAGTCATTGAGCAGGAAGTGTCGTTTCTGGACTTCATTGGCGGCATGGCTATGGGAGAACCCATCGACTAAGGAAAAGAAAACAAAAAGATAGCATGGAAGATGACTTAAGC